CCATGTATGGTACTTAAATGAATTTTAGGATCAGTCTTTGTAAAATCCCTGTTCCTCGTTTCAATAGACCTTAAGAATTCTTTATCACGCGTGCCTACCTTATCAAACGCCACGTCCCATGGTCTACCTCCTACAAGAAGTCCGTGGTCCGTGATTAAATCATTAAGTTCATAGTTCTCTCTGTTAGCTGTTCTAAGATTCTTATGACCACGCTCTATTCCTATTTCTGAAGACATATAAGAATATATATCTTTAACTTCTGTTAATTCTACTTGTCCACCTTCATTTAATTTCTTCCAGGCACTTGTAGCATTTAATAACTTTTGCGATATAGGTAAGCGATTATTTCTTTTATAAAGTAATCCTTGTAATCGTATGTCACGTTCAATCTCATCAAGTAAATAATTAGTCCTTGCCATGATAAGCCAGTTTTCATCACCTACATCTACACTGTCTGGATATGAGTGGTATTGTACTAGACCATCATTCTCTGTGCCTTTCCACGATTTAGTAATACGATTTCTTACACGTCCTATAATTCCTTGAGAACAATTTTGTATGAGCCTAGAACATCTATAAGACTGCTGTAATACTTTTCTTTCACCAGCTAATCCTATCAAGTGCTCAACATCTGCGCCTGCCCAACGGTAAATAGCTTGATCATCATCACCACTGACATACACTTGTAATGTTTTATCACAAATTTTATGCACCATACGCCATTGTAGAGCACATAAATCTTGTGCTTCATCTATAAAAACTACATCTAATTTTGGAACTGTTCCAGATTCAACGTACATTTCTATCATGTCAGTAAAATCTAATATTTCTTTTTTCTTTTTAAATTCTTCTATAGAACGCTGTGCTCTTAACAACGCATGCCATGATACATCTAAATTAGAATCATTATAATGTTGTTCTAAATTCATGCATTTCATGCGTGATAAATTAACCTCTGACAGTAGCTGGTTATCAACTGTAAATACTCCACCGGCATCAACACCATCAGATACAGATCCTAAATCCATACCAAATGTGTGTCCAAACTCTTTGTAATTGTCACGCGACATTACTTCTGATTTTGTTAAACCTAATTGATTAAAAGCAAAAGAGTGTAAAGTTCTAAAGTATGGAAGATGTTGTTCTTCTAAATTAAACTTCTTCATTGCCCGGTCCCTTGCTTCACTAGCAGCTTTCTTTGTAAAAGCAACAAATGCAATACGATCCGGCGGTGTACCTTTAGCTAATTCTTGCTCAACTAAATTTAATAAATTGTGTGTCTTCCCTGTACCAGGAGGTCCTAGTATTATCTTAGTTTTATTTTGCATGTGCCATCCTTATCTACGAATATAAATTTCATCTTTAATTTTTTTTGTTCTTGAGTTAACCGTCTACATATACGTGTTCCTGGTTTCCAGGTCTTACGATAACTTTCAGTCTTTACATCAAATATTTCTACTGCTCCTTTTTCATTTATTGCTATAAGGTCAGCAGGTCCAACTCCATATAAATTTTTAAAAACAAAATAACCTTTTTCTATTAAATGTAATACGGCTATTTGTTCACTCTGCATTCCCTTTTTTAATTTAGAAAGGCGCACCATCAACCTCCTTTATGTCAAACGCTGAATCTTGTTGTTGGTATGCCGGCACACCCCACACACGCACAGTTCTACCTTTTAAATTAAACTTATCACTTTTACCGTTAAGCCTGCGTAATGCTTGTACAAGCTGTCCTGTGTTGTAGTGCGTAAATTTATTTCTAGTTAAATAATCTAAAAGATCTTTTAACCTAAACCAAGTAATACCATCTTCCGTCCAGGGTTTACGTAGTAATAATTCATCTCTATTCTGTGCCTGGGCACGGTCGGTACAAAACTCCTGGAGGAAAGCTTCAAATTGACCGGCCACAGACCCATCATCAGAAACAGGTATCTTTATAAGATTAGTAAATAACCTTTCAATTGATTCCTGCCATACTGACTGTTTTACAAGAGGAGGCATTGTGTTCAAAGTATTCATACATTTCTTTTGAAACTTTGTTTGTATCTGCAACTCATCTGTTTGTAATTCCATACGTGCGTCACCTACATTTAAAATCCACACAGGTGGATCTGTCTCTAATTTAGTTAACGCGCTAAACTCTAATGATGCACTACCGCCTATGCCATGCTTACGTGTTCTACATACTTGTGCATTACAGTAAGAATTAATCGGTGGTTCTTTACATCTGTAATTATATTCTTTTTTCTCTAACTGATTTTGTACAATGACTACTTCTGATGCAGCTAATGGTGGGTTCATGTACTGTTGATTATGTTTTTCTAATAATGTTTTCCAATTGTCTGCATCTAACTTTCGTAAAAATACACCAATGTTAAACAATCCATTGTTGCGTGTTCCTTCTGGAAATCCTTGCGTGCATAATTGTTGAAGACATGGAGGACCATCGGGTATGACTTCATCAGATACCTTGATTGCAACTTTGTCGATATTCTCTAACGAATATTTATTGTATAAGTCTATGAACTCTAGCAATGACGCTGCTGTTCCATCATCTTTATAGGCATACCTAGTTGAATTTTTGGCATTATAATATGGAAGATTTAAAAAGTTTCCTAAATCTCCTTTTTCAATTAATATTGTCGATTGTTTCGGGAATACTTCTACGTCCGCGTATCCTAACGCTGATGCAGCCTCTCGTAGCTTCGCTCTTATTAATTTTGCGGCGATTGGTTTTTTAAGAAACAAGAAAATATGTAGTCCACCACTTTTGGAGCGACATGGCACCAAAGGTAATTGTAAAGTTCTAATTGAATTTATTATTTTACGATAATCAATAGGATAAGTATCAATATCGATACAACCCCAGCGGGATGTATTATCAGCCATGATAGGAATAATGCCCAAAGAAGGGCCCTCACCAGCCAAATGCTGAGACCATAACTGATCCGTAACAAGTTTTTTAACAATGTAAGATTTACCTTCCTGCTTACCGTCAGCACGCTTCCCTTCGGATTGATGCTGACCATAAGCTACGTCTAAACCTTCAAATATAGATTTGAATTCTTCCACTAAACCTCCAGGTTATTAAGAAGACGTCCCTTAAAAGGGTACGTCTTCGCTTTCTGTGTTGTTAGATTGAGGCGCTACTTTTGCAGGTTCTCCTTCTGTTACAGGTTTAGCTTCGACATCTCCTCTTGATGCTGCGGTTGAAAATGATTTTGCTTCATTATAAAGTGATGCATCTTCTACCATGTTTGCTTTCTCAACTTGATACCCAAACCAGCTACCACGATCGTTTGACTCACTAACAGTAGATAGTTTGTAAACAATTGCATAAGTTGGTGGAGTAAAACTTCCCGATGGACCTTCAACTTTCTGCGTAAGCATTAAGCTGTTCCAACGTCTACTCTTTTTTAACTGAGTAGATGTCATGCTAATTACAGCCTGGGACCAATTTCCATCAGTTCCTTGTACCATTACATAATGGTATGCTGTTGTAGCAATATAGTTACCACTTGGTAAGACATCTTTAAATGTCATTTGATCGCGTTTAGTTTTACCCAAGATACCACTGTCGGCATCATGCATTTCCACTAGTCCGCCACCAGTTTCACGTGGTTTCCATTCCACGTATTTTAGTTGATAAAGTACAGGTATCACGTTTAGTGAAGTGCTGACTTCTTGTGAAACAGTATTATAAAACTGTCCTACTTTTGCTCCTTCAACGTATTCCGCTTTAGACGGGTTAAGTTGAGGGCTAGTTGTTTGTAGTATGTTGATGTAAGGGATCATTACATCTCTTGACATGTCAAGATTTCCAAATCCGCTTGCATCTTTTGAGTCACCAGCAAGAACTGCTAGATCTAACTTCGCTGCTTTTGCAACTGCTTTAGTCTGTGCCATAGGGCTTTTCTCCTTTAGTTTTTAATCGTTGTTTTTTGTCCGACGAAAGCTCCTAACAAATCCATAGGTAACTCTTTACCTGCTTCATGTTGCTCTCGTATAAATGCGCGAAGGGTGGAGGGTTCGACCCACTCGCGTTGCGAAGACGGATAACCCTTTTCATTTAAAGTGTCAATCAATCCTCTAGCTTTCTCATCTTCATCCCGTCCAAAGCTACAAGAGACTTGGTTTTTGATTAGATCCCCATGTCCTTTGTTCCTTAACCATGCAAATGCTGCTTCTTTTTTAGCATCTTTGATAGAAGCACCGTAATAGTTTCCAACTTTTAAGTGCCTACCATCTGCAAGTTTTAATTCTGATAATCCAACCTCTGCAAAAAGGTTAGGTAATACATTTTCTGATAAATGTTTTTTGTAATCTTTTTTAACTTTTAACTTATCTTCTAAGTCTTGTATCTCTTGATCAGTATCAGCTACATCATTTGCAACTGCACCAATTTTACCCATGTTATCCTGGGCCGTGCTGCCAGAATCTTGTTTCATTTGTGAAACTAAATCTATTGCTTGTTCTATATCTTTAGGGTCATAACTAGTCATATTATCCTCTCAAATCTATTTCTATATCGTAGTATCTTTTTTCATCGCGGTCCCACTTTAGAACTTTGAACTTTCTATTATTAACGTCACTGACAATTGCGCCAGCAAGTGCTATTATAGCAGGGTCTCCCATTAATAGCAAGTAGTCATCATCATTAAAATTTCTTAATACTTGTTGTAGCTTAAAAGCCAAGGGTCCTGATGATAAAACTATTTGTTTATTATCCGGAAGACAGACTTTTAAGTCGCCAAACTTTTCAGCTGAACGAACATTTCTACCCATTTCTTGTAAAACATAAACTGTCATTTAGATTTAACTCCTTTAAAAGAAGTATTTAATAATTTTTTCCATTGATTTGCTGTAAGTTTAGAAGTTAAACTAGTTAACGCTTTTTTACCTATATCAGTAATAAATGGTATTTTAATATACCAATAAAGTTTTTTTTCTCTGTACCACTTAATCATTATTGTCTTCCGCTTTAATGCTTAACTTTTTAAATAAACTCATAGCTTTAGCTCTAGCAGTTTTTCCAGTAAAAGTTTTAGATCCTGTTTTATCTGAAACAGTATAACCTTGATAACTAAATTTAATTATTGTAATTTTGTTCATTTTTTCTCTTTCTTAAAACCCGTTTAGAACTCGGACGTTTTGTAAATTGTGGTTGATGTTTTTCAGTTCCGATAGCCCACTTACTTTTTTTAAGTACTCTACCGCCAGTTTGACTGTAATTTTTATTCATTTTTTTCCTAATTTTATTTCTTGTTTATATTATAGCATATGATATAATGCGTTTCAAGAATAAAGAAATAAAAATGTATAAATTTAAAACTGAGCCTTATCAGCATCAAAAAGATGCATTAAAAAAATGTTGGAATAAAGAATCATTTGCTATTTTTGCAGAGATGGGTACAGGTAAAACTAAAATTGCATTAGACAATGCATGCATATTATATAACAGAGGCAAGATAGACCGCTTACTAGTGGTTGCCCCAAAAGGAACGTACATGAACTGGGTTGAACAAGAAATCCCCGTTCACGTTCCAGACTATATTGAATTTAAAGTATTAGCTTGGAAACAATCTACCAGCGCACAATACAGACAAGATTTAAGAGACATTAAAGATCCAACTAACTTTGATTTTAAAATTATGGTTATGAATGTAGAAGCTTTCTCTAGTAAAAAAGGTTTAGATTATGCTAAATTATTTTTACTTGGTAAGTCCATGATGATTATTGATGAAAGTACTACAATTAAAAATCCACAAGCTAAAAGAACTAAATCTATTTTATCATTAAGAAACGAGGCTAAGTATAGAAGAATAATGACTGGCTCTCCAGTAACACAATCTCCTATGGATTTGTGGTCACAGATGGATTTTCTTGATCCAGAAATATTAGGCCAATCTAGTTACTACGCATTTAGAACCCGGTACGCCGTGGTCATTACAGCTAATGCTGCAGGTGGTACACACAAGTACCAAAAGATAGTTAAGTTTAAAAACTTGGCACAATTAGGGCAATTAGTATCGCCACATTCTTACCGTATTTTAAAAAAAGATTGTTTGGATTTACCAGACAAAGTATTTACTAAACGTCCTGTAGAATTAACTGATGAGCAACAAAAAGCGTATAGTGAAATGAAGTCTAATGCTATGACCATGCTTCACACTGGTGAAACATTGACAGCTGTCAATGTTTTGACACAATTAATTAGATTACACCAGATAACTTGTGGGCATATGAAAACTGATGAAGGTGATACAGTACAATTAAAAAATAATCGTTTAACAGAGCTCATGCAAATACTAGGTGAGACTACAGGTAAAGTTATTATCTGGGCTAATTATATTCACGATATTATATCTATACAAAAAGCTATTACAGAAGAATTTGGACCCCAATCATCTTGTACTTATTACGGTGGAACTAAACAAGAAGAGAGACAAGCATGTATTAAAAAATTTCAAGATCCAGAAAACCCTGTTAGATTTTTTATAGGCAACACACAAACTGGTGGATATGGTATTACGTTAACAGAAGCTAGCACTGTTATTTATTATTCTAATAATTATGATTTAGAAAAAAGAATACAGTCAGAAGACCGTGCACATCGTATTGGTCAAAAAAATAAAGTATTATATATTGATTTAGTTGCTAAAGGCACAGTTGACGAAAAAATTATACAAGCACTTAGAAACAAAGTTAATATTGCCCGTGAAATAAACGGAGAAGAATTAGCTAATTGGATTTAAAGAATAGATTGATTATATAAATCAAGTTTTTTCATAAAAGCATCACAGGCCCTGGTAAACTTTTCACCTGTCAATTCAAAACGTTGAAACGTTAAATCACGAGAACACATAAGAACTACACCTTGTTCGATTTCTGTATTAAATAAAGCGTTGTGTGCCTGGGCGTATGCAGCTAGTTGCATTAGATAGTCTTGTATCCATTCACGTTTCTTTGGTCTATTGGTTTGTTTAAAATCTATAATCGTTGGTTTGCCTTTATACATAGCAATCATATCAGCTGTCCCAGCATATTTATGTGGATAGTATAAATGTACTTCTGAACCATACACATCTGTTATATCTGCACCAGCTTGTTCAATTATTTTTTTAGCCATTTTTTCTGCTTGTATTCCTATGTCAGTAAGATCTGCGTACTTTTCTTCGTTCACTAAACGTTCTATGTATAGGTGGAGCGCGGTTCCAATTTTACCGGCGTCAGATATAATTTTTTCTGCAGCTGCTTCTCCAACTTTTGCACGCCATTGCTTTAAAAATGATTTGTCTTTTGTTTTATTTAACACCGTTGTAACTGATGGTAAGCTTTCACCATCAGGTGTAAGATACAGACGGGAATCACCATCCTGTCTTTTAAGTTCTGCGTAATTATATTTCTGAATTAATTGCACAAATTATTATAGCATAAAAACTATAATTTATCCACAATTTTGCATTTTTTCTGCCATGTCAGCAGCTCTATTAGGTGTTTGTTTTGCCCAACGTGAGTCAAGCATTTGGACATGCGCCTCAAAATAATTAGGTGGTGTTTCTTTAAGGGCCTTCCACATATTACGGAACTTTGAAACCCCATGCCCACCAAGTTGAAATATCATTTCAATTATTAAATTTTTTGCATCTTCATGTAACTCTAAACCTTTGCACATGTCATCAGCTTGATCAATTGCAGACTGTAAATCTTTTTCTAGTATCTCCATTAAAAAACTTTCTTCATATTCTTTGTCATCTTCCCAAAAATCCTCTACACACAGATGGCCTACCCCCACTGTTCTCTTACCTAGGGTATCAAGATATACCTTGTTCCTGTAGCCTTCGTGTTTTTTTACTGATTCTAAAAGTTTACTATCTACCATCTAATTTTTTATTTATATTTTTAAGTTCTGTTTCCATAACAGCTATTCGTACTTCAATTTGTGTAAACATCATTAAAGCTTGTTCCATGCGGTCCATATCTTTTTCCATTGCTTGTACTTTTTGATTAGTCATGCCCCAGGCAATTCCTAAAGCTAACAAAGATCCTATAACTGCAACATAATCTTTCACGTTCATGATACTAAAGATACTATACCTCCTGTGGCCATTCTTGGCATTTGATTTGTAGGTTGATTAGGTGTTCCAAATTGATTAGCCAATGCTGCGTTAGTATTTCCAGCATATAAACTTGCCGCTGCGTTTGGATTCATTGTAGTGCTATTGTTAATAGAAGAGCCTGTAGCGCCACCTCCGAACGTATTTCCAGAAGTAGCGCCGACAGACGTTGGGCTAGAAGATGCAACATTAGATGTTGCATCAGTTACCGTAGGAGTGAGCGACTCCTCACGGATTCCTTGTTTGGCTTGCGCCGCTTGTTTCATTTTCTCAAAAATATTTATTTTTTCAGTAATTTCTTCGTTACCAGTTGGTTGTTTTACACTTTGAACTTGATCTCTTCTACGTTGTGAGTTTAATGTATCTTGAGTTTGTAGTTCTAGTTCTTCTAAATCACCATTAAAATTTGCTCCAATAGTTTCTAATGCATTTTTAACAGCAAGCGCTTTAGGTGCTGAACCAAATTGATTATAACTAAATGGATTCCATATTCTTGCAATGTCTTCATCAGTTGCTTTCAAAATTTGATTTGCTGCTTTTAAATTAATCGGATTGGTTAATATTTTACCACCTTGCCTTGCAAGTAAAGAAAACATTACAGCATGAATCATACTTACAGCGGGTACAGCAGCTCCTGCTGTAGCAGCTCCTCCAATAGTTTTTCCTGGTAAAAAAGAACGTATTGCTCCTTGCATTCCTGCAAGTTGTGCTCTTCTCGCAATGAATGTACTAATGTCTGGGACACCTCCACGGAAACCTGCTTCTAATACTGTAGCAAAATCAGTTAAATCTTTTGCTGTTACAAAACCAGTGTCAACTTGTTTAGCTGTACCGTTTAAAATTTGAATTGTTTTTGCATCAGCTCCCGCATCAATAAGTTCACTTGGTAAAGATTTCATCCAAGGTTGCATGTTATCTTTTCCGATTCCTTTTTGTGCCATTTTTAAACCTTCATCAATAGTAGCAAATAATCTACCACCTTGATCATCAAGTCCTAAATTTTCAATAAATTTTTTAGGATCTATTTGTTTAGCAGCTACAACCCCTTCTTGATTTAAAGCTTTAGCTCCTATTGGAGTATTTAAATCTAAAAAGGATTTTCCTGGCCATGCTTTTAATGCACTGTCATAAGCGGATTCAATATGTCTTCTCATCATACCTCTAAAAATATCATCGCCTACAAGAACCTGTAAGTTTTTCATAGATTGAGGTGATTCTAAAAGTTTAGCTGTGTGTAAAAGATCATCAGCATATTTTGTTCCTTGTGTTCCTAGCTGTACTTGATAGCCATATAACATATTTTTTGATAACCCTAATTGTTTAGCAACAGGTGAACCGAGAAGCATTTCTGATTGAGTCCATAGATCATCGTATTTTTTAAGAGCAGATTTACCTGCTTCACCTAAATCAAGTGCACGCATTGAATTTTGAATTGATTGTGAAAATTGTTCAGCAAAATTAATTGCGGTAGCATTTGTTTTCATTCCTCCTTGCTTCATAATAAATCCAAGTTCATCTAACATTGCATCAGCTCTAGCTAATGTAACTGATCCTGGTTCTTGTAATACATTATCAAAAAATGTGTTTAATTTATTTCTTACTACTACAGGAAGTGGTGTGCCATCAATTCCTTTAGCTGTTGTTTGTGCCATATGTGCTTTAAATTCTGTAATAATAGAATGAGGAGAACTATCTCCTAAATTACCTGCAAGTTTTACATTTGCTCCTCTAGAAATAGCGTGTTCAAACCATTCTTTTCTAAGTTTAGTTAACTCACCAGAAATTTTTCCTGCCGATACTTTAGATGCAGCACTTACTGCTTCTGATAACCTATTATAACTTACTGATGGAGCAATACGATTATTCATATCATTTAAAATAACATTCATTTTTTCTGCACGTTGTGCTAAATTTTTAGAAATTCCTCCACCAATTAAAGGAAATCTACCACCAACATTTGGAAAACCTTGAACAGATCTGTATGAACTTACATCTGTAATACCTACTATGGCATCAGATTCTCCTTTCTTTTTCATCCATCCTGTCTTTCCTCCATATTGTCCTTCAGGAATATATTTTTCAGCTAATCCCATTCCTTTTTCTGCAATTTTTAATTCTTGAGGACCAGCTCCAAAAGCAAGTGTCCTTGTAATATTTCTTACTCCATTTATTGAAGGTGCTACAAAAGCGCCAAGGGCCGTAAGCTTTACTTCTTGTTCCGCTGTATCTAATAAACTTCTTGCTCTTGATGCGACACCTGGTCTATTAATTCCTTTTTTACCAAATACACCAGCTTGGTTTGCAATATCTAATCCTGTTTCATATCCATAATCTGCTGTTAGTACACCAACGAGACCACCAGCTAAAGCGCCGGCCATTCTTCCCCAATAAGGTCCACCTTTCCAAAACTTAAAACCACCTTGTACACCTTTACCAAAACCTTGAGCTGCTTTACCTACCATCCCTGGTTGTGCTATTGCCCAGTGTTTAGACATATTATATCCAAGTATATTACCTCCAAGTCCACCAGATAATTTTGCTATGTTTTCTGCTTCAGGAAAAGGATTTGGTGAGTCAGTAGTTAAACCATAAGGATCAGGCATAAGATCAACATCTACGTCACCGCCACCTTGTACTTCTTGTGCAGTATATCCTTGTGATCTAGCATATGCTAAAAGACGAGCTTCTAATTCACCTTGATTAACACTTCCTGGATTGTTGTCTTCTTTTTTTTGAGCGGCTGCAATTATTTGTGCAATTTCTGCTCTTACTGTTTTAACATCAGGTCTATTAGCTAAAGCTTTTTCATATTGTATTTGTAATTGTGAATCTTTATTAACCTTATCTAAAGCAGCTTTTGCTTCAAGTGCTCTTTCTTCTTTTATATGTTGAGGAACTCCACGAGGTCCATAGTTGTATACATCGTAAACTGTTTGCGCACCACCTTTTACTGAATCCCAAAATCCTCCTAGTATTGCATCTTTTGCTTCACCAGTATTTTTTCTTATTCTTTCAATCCTTGCTTCGGCATCAGTAATAGGAACTGTCCCTCTAAAATCTGTATACTCTGTATCTTTAGCGCCAATAATTTTTTCTTTACCGGCTGTTTCTCCCATTAATAATGTAGATAATTGATCGGTAGAAAAAGGATTTAGTTTTATAGCCATAATTAATCCGTGTACATTTGTAAAAGATCTTTAAAATCAGCAGATCCATTAACGATTACTTCTTGTGTTCCAGGATAAATATTTCCTGGAGCATTACCCGTTTGAATTGTTTGTTGATTAGGAAATTGTTGCATAAATCCTAAATCAATTCCTTGATCTATGTTCTCATTACCAACAAAGTTTAAGTATGATTGATTGTATCCTTCAATTGTAAGCGGTTGTCCTAATCTACCACTACCAAATTGAGTTTCTGGTTGAGTTCCGGCTCTCATTGCATGTTCTGCGTAAGCGTTATATAAACGTTTTACAAACATATGCATTTTGTTTGCGTATTGTTTTGGATCACCTGAAGTTAACATTCTGTCTTTTCTTAAATTATTAATAGAAGTTTGAATTGTGTCAGCGAGTAGACGACCAGTAGGCTGCTTTAAACGTGCTTCCAAGAAACCCATCATGTTTATCATTTGATCTTCAACATCATAGAATTGATTATCCATTAAGTTTCTTACATATTTTTCAGTAGCAAAATTTCCTTCAACCATGTTTCCTGTTCCATCATCGTACTTACCAAACTGAACATCTTTTTGACCACCGTGTATTTTACTTGCAACGTTACCATCACCAGCAAGCAAACCCATTTGTGAGTCTACTAAACCTTGCATAGTGTCTTCTGTAGTTGATCTAAGACTGCCGTACATACCAGACATTGCATTAGATGCTGCACTATCTCCTGGTAGTAATGTGTTAAAGAAATTTTGAACATCTCTAGTAATAAATCTAGCAGTTTTTAATGCTAAACCAGCTGAACCTGTTTGGAAGTTGCCTGAATGAACACCAATTTCTGGATCTGTTACAAAATTTAAAATTTGTTCTAAGTTACTTTTGTATACACCAGCAAGTAATGATTGTTCACCACGTTGCGCTTTTGTAAGATTCATATCACCTAGACCAAGACTTTTCATTCCAGCTTCTGTCATGTTAAATGGAACTACACGAAGATTAGGATCATTTAGTGCCATTATTTGTAATGCTTCAGGTGATTTAGAAAAAATTTGTTTTCCTACATTTGACCAATTGTTTACTACTTCTCCTGATGGAAGAGTAAATGGATTATTAACTTGCACCATGGATAAATCTCCTGGTGGGTTCATTGCATTTTTATACTGTTCTTTTCCAATCCAATCATTTAATTTATAATCTTCTTTGTATCTCCAATCAGCTAAATCATTTTTACGTTGAGTTTTTGCATCACGATCTGCTCGCAACATATCATAGGCAGCTAATGCAATCTCTTTATCTTCTTTACGTTTGTTCTGCATATGTTCCATAAACATAGGCAAAACTTGTTGCCCTGTTTTACCAGCAATCTCAGCAAAACCAGCAAACCCTGCTTGGTTAGATTTTCCTGCCATCATTCCTAATCCTAATTGCATTAAGAGTAACGATCCCATTGTGTTGTCTTCTTTACCAATTACTTCTCGTAATTCATTTTTATAATCTTCAATTGATTTTGGAGAAATACTATCATCTGCAACAACAGCTTCTGAAACTAAGTCGGGCATTTCACTTCCAAATAATCCTGGTTGTCTGTCAGATGGTACTCCATCATACTCGTCATTAGAATCTAAATCTGCTACGCTGTCATCAGGTATATTATCACTACCTGGTGTTATAGGTCCTTCTATATCGTCTTTACTTTCAAATAATCCTGGCTGTCTATCTGAAGGTTTATTTTTTTGTGCTGGAGGTTCTTGGACCACGCTACCAGATTCAGACTGTACATTTCCTCCTTGTTCTGAATGATCGTCCATCCAGTTACTACCCATGCTGTAAGCTGTTGGGTATAATAGTTGTTCTACTGTTCTACGTTTACCACTCATTTTTGGCAAGGTCTGCCAATGATCAATAACTTCTTGTGGCATTCCTTTCATACCTTTTAATCCACTTGCTTGAAGAGTTCCTATTCCATTTTTATCTTTTAAAGTGTTTAATTTATCAGTCCATTGTTTCATTCTAAAATCATAGCTTTGACCAGCGCTAGGATTCATTGGACCTGTTTTTCCTACAAAAGGATTATCAATACCTGTTGAACGTCTTTTACCTGTTATTGTAGGTACACCCATTCTTGTCATTGCAGCATTAAAGTTGTAAGGAACGTTAGAAAATTTAGGTGCAAAATATTTACCAGCTTTATATAGCTGTTTTAAACCTCCGCCAAAAGCAGCTGTTCTCATTTGCCCATCTGGACCTTGTTTAAATAAAGGTCTCTTTAGTGTATTGCTCATTTAACCCCTTATACTTGTGTGCCAGTGTTTCCGTTTGCGAATCCTTGATATGCTGCAAGCCCTGTTATACCCATTCCAATTGCTTGGGACATTGGGTTAGCTTGTGGTGTTGTTGCCATTGTTAATGACGATGCACTTGTTGGTGCACCTTGGTACATGTCAGATACAAAACCAAGTCTTTGGTATGGTTCGTACATCTGTTGTAATTGTTGTCTGTATTGTGAGTCAAGTCCTTGTTGTGCAAACTGTTGTTGTCTTCCACCAGTTTGTAACAATGTATTAATATCTGCTCCTGCTAGTCCTTGCTGTTGTGCACCTAATGCTGCTTGTTGTTGTGCAGCTCCGCTGTAAGCTCCTTGGGCCATTTGTTGTGCTTGATTAAAAGCTTGTGCCTGTGCTTGTCCCACAGCTGATGCTCTTTCTCCTGCCAATTCTGATCTAGCAATTCCTGATCTAGATCCTCCAAATGCTCCTGCTTTCACAGCTTGCATGTCTTGTTGATTTTCTGCTTTTGTAAATTGATCTTCTATTCCTCTTATAACTTCATCCTGGTAGGGATTCATAAAGTCTTTGTATGCTGTAGGGTCGGCTGCTTTTTGCGCGTAATAATTAGCGTTGTTTAAAAATGGTTGGTAACCACCAATACCTTGTTGTGCTAAATCAAAAGCTTGATTTTGTGCGCCTGTAAAACCTGCTTGTTGTTGAGTGGGAATTTGAAGCCCACCATATGCAGGTTGTTTTCCTTGTGCTAGATCAGCAGCAATATCCATAAGTCCAAGCTTACGTGCTTGAATTTCTGGTGCTTCATACTGGTATGATTGTTGAGCCGTGCTTGGTGGTGTGCCTACACTTGGGTTTCCAAAACTTGGTATACTCATAATGATTTCCTGTATGTTTTACTTGTAATATTCATTCCTAATCTTTTAGCCATGGCATCAAATTTATTTAACTCACCGTTAGTAGAAGGTTCGAAAAATAACTCTTTTGCTTTCATTGCTTTAGCCCATTCAATAAATTTTTTCATCATCGTCATAGCAACCATACTACCACGATAAGCCGGTAACACATATATCTCTGACTCCCTAGCAAACTTTGTTTTAGCAAAAACATATTCACCAACTTGTCCTATAAAGAAACCAGCTTTTTGACCATCCTTAAGCCCTATTAATCCACAGTAGCTTAATGGATTGTCTATGACATGTAAAAGATAATCTCTTACCTTTTGCTCATCATACTCTCCTTCTTTCCACTCTGACTCAGCAAACATCACCTTGCTAGAATCAATTATCCAATCAACGTCATCGACGTCGAAAAATCTCCACTCGATCATCCGTGACCAATATATTCCATCTCTCCAGGTTTTTGAGAAGCAGGATCTAAACTATTCATCATTGAATACATTCTTTTCGCTCCTTCCATACGGTCTCCACCGCCTAATTGTTCAACAGCTTTAGCTGTAACAACAAACTCTCCATCACTTAACATTGCTGGTACATCATCAGAGGTCCCGGTTCCTGGGCCCATTGACTCTCCACCATAACGCATATCTAAATCAGCTATGCCACCAGTTGCTTGACTTTGCCGTAAAGCTTTGTCTGTTGGTGCACCTTTAGATCCAGCTGGTCTCATTTTTTCTCCACTTCCTGCTTTTATACGTGCTCTCTTAGCATGTATATTAGCCCATAGACCATCTTTAGCATGAATTCTTCCACCTTGTGCCATTGGTTTAACATTTACCATGTTTCCATCAGGACCCATTGTGGTTATAGTTCCATCTTCATTAGAAGGATCAAACATCATTCCAGGATCACCTATAAAATTACCTTCATCATCAAACATACCTTCCATCATTTTTCGTATGTCAAGTCTTCTTCTAAAACTATCTAATCCTTCTTCAGTTAATTCTTCATCAAAACTAAAATCGTATTTATTACCATCAATATCTATATCATATTCAAAACTACCATCTTCTTCATTTATATACTTTCCATCTTTCGCATGTATACGTCCACCACGTGCTGCCATTGGAACATCATAATCAGAATTGTTTATCATTTCCATAAATTCATCAAACGTTCCTTGAAATTCTCCAGAACCAATCATGTCATCGTACATATTATACCAACCTTCCATAGGATGTGGAGCTGATGCCATTTCCATTTCCTCTACTTCACCACCATACTCATATCCTTTGCGCGCCCATCCTCCATTAGCGTACTGTGGAAGATTAGTTAAACCTCCACTAGCCATAAAAAATGTTTGTGGAGTTAATCTTGCTTTAGATACATCGTATCCAGCCATTTCATTTAATCTTGCAATTCTTCTTTCTTCTTCTTCATCAAAAAATCTTCTTCTACCTTCAAGCATTCTACGGTTAGCATCTTCTTGTCCTAACATTTCACTTGCTAAACCAATACCAGCTGCTGGAAGTAGCAATCCTTTTGCTCCAGTTCCAAAACCAAATGCTCCGCCAGCGCCACCACCAAATTTAGCTCCTAAAGCGCCACCAATACCACCAAGTGCACCTCCTTGAAGAGCTCCTTTTAAAAAATTTCCACCACGTTGTTTTTCTGTTAATCCTCCTAAGAGTGCGCCTATTCCTACTGCTGCTAATGAAAACACTACTATAAGTCTCCTGCTATACTTTCAATTATTTTGTGAATTGCGACAGATACTTTTACATCACGTCTGATATGGTGTACCTTTGTGTCGGTTGCAGGATCATTAACATCATCGTCAGCTTCTTTATCTGACCCATATTGTTTTCCTGTTTGCGTATTAGTAATAGTTACTTCGGCTGGCACAACAATTTCAGGTACTTTTTCCCCGTTTACTGTGGTCCATTTTACTACACTATCATCTTTTATAGGCATATTTACTCCTTATATCAAGTATTATTGTTAATTTCAAGCACCGAAAGTACTACGTGTAGCCTGTCTGCGTTGCCTGGTGTAACCGTAATTATCTCTCCTTGCTTGGCTACAAGGGGTTCAGTCAATAATTCTACAGGAACCGCAGCTCCTACCACTATATCTTTACCTAAACTAAACACGGCACTTGCTGCATCTGTAATGGTAGCCGTAATTGTACTACCAGAACCTGAGTCATCACTAACTCTTATAGATTTAATGACAGCTTGTACCTTATCTGGCACCGTATATAATACCACAGGGCTAGTATTTGTAGCTAAATCTACTTTATAATTTGTGTATATATTACCCATTAAACCACGCAAAAGCTTCATCATCATTACGCAACGTTTCCGGTGTGTAAGTGCTGTTAAGCAGTAAAATTAATTGTTCTAGGTTTGCAACTAGTTTATCTATTTGCACTTTGTCATATTCTTGTGTTCCTTGAGGTGTCCTTGGTAATACTATTTGTGCCATTATCTCATTCCGTCTTGTTGTACATCAGCTCTGTAAGTTCCATAACGCCAGTTAGCTCCTAACTCTGTAGTTTTTATACTAATTTGTGCTTGTCGTCCACGTGCACGTGTATCTACTTTATTAGTAGTAGATGTAATTGTGTGAGCAGTTGTAGTAGCACTTGATGTAGGATATAATTTAAATATTAAATCAACATTTATATTGCCAGCAATGTTTTTAAAGTCAGGTATAAATCTTTTAATTGACATTAAGTTTTCTCCTGCTTGCGGAATAACAAAAGCACCAGAATTTAATTCTGACTCTAATGCCACACCATTTGCATCTGTTCCAAATTCTTGTGCATACATCAATGCACGTCCGTTAGTCACACCAGATATTTCTGTAGCTGGTAACAATGGTTTAATTGGTGTTGTAGAACTTGTAGGGTCATAATCTAAAGCGTAAGGAAAATCATACACACCTTTATCTACCCATGAAGATCTAGCAAGATCACCAATAGACCAAGATTTTTCTTCATAGTTGTAAGTTACATATCTATCTATTTGTGATGATCCATTGGAAGGATAAAACCATGTTACTTCATTAAACTCACTATTAAGACAAGCAAATGTATCTTTTTGTGACGCCTGGTCTATGTTTTCAAATACATAATCCTCAACGCTGCACGGTATTTTTTTTACCGAACCATCAAACACGAAGAAAGAA